AACATTCAATTGAAAAAACGGATGATTTCGGTATCTTTATGACACACCGTGGACAGCAGTTACCACAAAATTGATGGAAATTGTCAAGAATAAACCCGGATAACATATTTCGCCCCCGCACCACCCACCCCCCTAAAATGTCAATCGCCCCCACCACCAATCTGTTGTCACCGCGCATACACATCGTGATGCACCCGTTGTTCCATGTCACTGTAAACGAAAAAAATAAACCCAGAACCCTCCACATTCCCGTGGGTACTCAACTGGTTGAAAAGGGCCGTGACAGTCTGGGAAATATGGTCTACGCATTTCATTTGTTCGAAAATAAACAGATGAAATTCTATACTACGTCTGCGATCCCCGAGGCTTATTTGCGATTTTATCCCGAATAATTTTCCGCGGGTGTGTTTACGTAGAAATACGTTTGGTGGGGATACCCTTGTCCACTAAATAGATCGAGTTCTCCGTCACAATAATGTAGTCCGTGCCCGCGCCGTAAATCTTGGAAATGGGACTCGTGTACTCTTCCTCGCTTTTCACCAACAGCTTCTCGGGGCTGTCCTTGTACTCTTGGCTGTCTTTCACACCAATCAACACCGTCTTCTCCAAGGACTGCGTCCAGTAGTCCAAGAGCACCGGTTTGTCCTCCACAATAGCCAATTTGGCCGCGTGGATGAGGGTGCTAGTCGCCGGCAAGCGGTAACCGTCCTCGGTCACTTGCGGTGCAGCGCCCGCCGTCGCCGCCGGCGTTTTTTGCGCACTTTGTTCCACCATTTTACTCATTTTATGAGAATAACACTTAGATTTTTATATAAGAATTTATATAATATATATTTGTGGTTTTTTCTAAAAAATATACGCACATGTTCTCTGGACAAGATCGGAGAGGGGAGGGGGGAAAAGGTGGAGGGTGAGGGGGGTGAGAAATTTTGCGCTAAAGGATTTCTTTCAACTGGCGAATTTGATCCTCGCCTAAATCATCCGGGAAAACAACATCAAACTCGATAATCAGGTTCCCGGTATTTCCATTTTTTGTCATGCCGAGATTGGGTACCACTTTTTTATAATTGGGCTTGATCACCGTAATGTTGGTATAATTGTTAAACGCCAGGGTTTTCCCGTTGAGGTGCTTCAACTCGAATTTGAACCCACACAGTGATTCTTTGAGGGTTAGAGTTCGCTTATAGATCAAATCCATACCACTGCGTTGGAATTCCGTATTATTTTCCACCTGAATACAAACTTTAACGTCGCCTTTGATTTGATTTTCCACCGAGTTACCGGTATCGCGCATAATGAACACTTCGGACTCGTCGATACCCGGAGGTACGGTGATGTCCGTACTGATTGTTTCAAACATCTTGACATTATTGATCAAGACCCACCGTTCAAATTCCACCTTGAAATTTCCTCCCGAATACACTTGTTCCAGGGTTAAATTCAGATTTTTGATGATGGGCGGGGGTTTATTCATTTGCTGTTGGAAAAAGGGGTTACCTCCCATCGGTACCCCAAACCCGGGCGGCCCTCCAAAAAAGACGTTGAAATCACCCCCCTGCCCAGGAAACCCCATGGGCACCCCCATGCCCCCGCCCCCACCCCCAAACATTTGTTTAAAAACGTCGTTAATGTCGTGAAACTCTCCCCCGGGGAACCCTCCGGGCCCGGGCCCGCCCCCGCCACCCCCAAACATCGGATGACCAGACTGTTCCATGTCGTACTGTTTGCGCTTGTTCGCATTGCTGAGCGTTTCGTGTGCCTCGTTGATTTCCTTGAATTTTGCTTCTGCGCCGGGACTGCTGTTACGGTCAGGGTGGTACTGAAGCGACAGCCGGCGGTAAGCCTTCTTTATATCCGATTCTGACGCGTTTTTGGGGACTTCTAATACATCGTAGTAGGATTGGGTCATTCTCCCTCGGCGGTGTGTTTCAAAGATAATATATGATAAACACCCCCAATTTCTATATAGTTTTTTCCCAGGTTCTCCAAAATAAAAATAGGAAAGTTTCCAAAATAAAAATAGGAAAGTTTCCAAAATAAAAATAGGAAAGTTTCCAAAATAAAAATAGGAAAGTTTCCAAAAAAATATAAAAAGTATTTTGAAAATTTTGAAATTGCACAATTTAAATTGTGCAATTTTCAAAAAGGGCGGCCGACTTTTGTTTTTTACCCCCCGAAAAATGGCCTCCTTACGAGAATGCTTTGGTGACCAAAAAAATAATCCTCAATTATGCTGTGGAGAATTAGGACGTCCGCATGCTACTTGCCCAAAATTTTTGTGGCCCTCATTGTATATTAGAAAACTTTAGAACTTTTTTAGAACAATCGCCAAATTTGGCGACAAAAAGCGACAGCATAAAAAATTGAAAAATCGTTTTTTTGTGAAATTTGTGAGCATTCATGGTCCCGCGAGTTTGAATACAAGAGACACCTAAAAACTGACAAACATCTAAAATCTTTAGAACTTTTGCAGAAAAAGCGACAAACCGTCGCCAAAAAAAGCGACGAAGGGGATGACCATAAAAATAAATTCACATTTTCTTGTGACGTTTGTCAGCATACATGGTCACGTGAATTCGAATATATGCGCCATTTAAAAACATTTAAACACCAAAAAAAGCTACAAATCGTCGCCAAAAAAAGCGACGCCGTCGCCAAAAAAAGCGACGACCATAATCCGTGTGAAAAACCCCCCGCATCCGAAAAATCGGAAAATATCGTGTTAGAGATCACCGAACCGGCAACCCCGATCTCCGAGCACCGAACCCCCAAAAAAATGGCCATTATTTATCACTGCCGACACTGTAATTTCACCAGTGAGAACAAACGCGATGCCCAGAACCACCAAAAATCGGACGAACATATCAAGAAAGAGTACCAGGCCGAAGATTTTTTGGAAATCACCACTACATATATTTGTACGAAATGCGACGTCAAATACGATAAATACAAAGCCTGTTGGGCCCACACCAAAAAATGCACGTTTGTGAAACCCGTCGCCGCTGCACCCGACGAGCGGCAAAAAAACGAAATAATCAACATGGAGGCTATTAAAACCGAGATCAAGAAAGAAATCATCGAGGATGTGGTGGTCAAGTTCATGGAGAACACCCAGAACAATATCAAAACTTTTGTGGAGATCACCAACACGTTGAAAGACAGCGTAGAAACAATTGCGCACCAACCTACCGCGGTGGGGCTCATTCAAAACAACACGACCACCACCAACATCATTCAAAACAACTGTACTATCAATGTGTTTCTCAACGAAAAATGTAAGGATGCCATGAACATATTTGATTTCATAAGCAACATGAAGATCACGTTTGACCATTTGTATTATCAGGCGGACAACGGTTTTCAAAAGGGCTTGGCCAAAATTGTCACCGATAATTTAACCGCAATGAGCATTTATACCCGGCCTATACACTTTACCGATCTCAGACGAGAGATTATGTATATTAAAGACAACAACGAATGGACAAAGCACGAGGACACCGAAAAACTCATTGAAGCCCTCGAATGGGCCGCCAAACAGGGTATCAACTGTTTTGTGGATTGGCGCGAAGCCACTTCTGCGCAAGATGAGCACATTGACAGCCCCATCGGGCAAATGTGGATGAAACTGATGCAGACCATGATACGTCCAGAAGTAGATCGGATGAAAGCGTACCCGAAAATCGTCAAAGAAATCGCGCGCAATACCCATATTACGAAGGGTGATCAAATATTGTGATCCGTTGTCCACTGCGCGGTCCGTGGATATATTTTTCGTAAAAATAAACATATACGATATTCCGTTATATGTGTATATCATGGCGACCGCTGCCAAAAAAACGTCATCCTTCACTTTACCTACATTCATTTCCAAATACAAACCTTACCACATTGATGATTTCAACTTAGATCCCGAATTCAAGATGGTGCTACACACGTTGTTCGAAATGGACGATTTAAATTTACTGTTGATTGGTAGTCCGAATTCGGGCAAAACAAATTTTTTGTATGCCATCATCCGCGAATATTACGGCCTACGGCGGGACGATGTCATTTCAGAATCCAACATACTGTTTATTAATAATCTGAAAGAGCAAGGTATCCAGTTTTTCCGCACCGAGATGAAAACCTTTTGTCGCTCCCATTGCGGTATTTTCGGTAAAAAGAAGCTCATTGTGATTGATGACATGGATACGATCAACGAACAAAGCCAGCAAGTGTTCCGTAATTACATTGACAAATACAAACACAATGTCAATTTCATTGCGGTGTGTTCCAATATTCAAAAAATCATCGAGAGTATTCAATCGCGGGTCAACATTCTACACATTCCCGCGTTAACTGTGGCGGAAATGAAAAATATCATGGAAAAAATCGTCCAAAAAGAGCAGATTGCGGTGGACGAACCGTCCAAAGAGTACTTGTTGAAAATATCGGGAAATTCGGTGCGCAATGTCATCAATAATTTGGAAAAGATTCATATCGTACAACAACAAAATTGTGGGGGGAACGAATTGTCGAATGCGCCCCCGGTGGATGTGGAGATGTGTAAGAAAATATGTTCGAATATTTCGTTTATCCAGTTTGAAATCTATTTGAACGCCCTGTTACAGCGTAAATTGCCGGAGGCTATTAACATACTGTTGGGTATTTTCGATTACGGGTATTCGGTCATAGACATTCTGGATTATTTTTTCACGTTTGTAAAAAACACCCACATATTGACGGAAGAGCAAAAGTACCGCATGATCCCGATTATTTGTAAATACATCACCATTTTTCACAACATTCACGAAGATTCCATTGAACTCACCATGTTGAGTTACGAATTATTTGTGTGTTTTCAGGCGGCGTGATGTTTTTCGTTTGAGAATCCGCGCCGCAGCGCGGTGGGCGGCCACAAAATTGATTTTTGTAATACACATAAAAAATACATCATAATGAATACACTGTATCCGATCATGAGCATTTTCACGCCCATTATGTATCGCAATGTTGAACATATGTACGATGATTATAGTGAAAGTTCGTCGACGTCGCTGGATACCAGTAATAAGAGTGAGAGCGATATCCAGAGCGAGGATGTGTATGATGACGATGGAACGGAAAAACTTGACAGCGTGGTGAGTTCGGTGATCTGTAAATTTCATCACCGGGCGAGTTTCGGCAAGGAAAAGTACGGCACAGACCTTGATCGCGAAGATCTGACCTTTTTACAGTGGGTTCATCACGCCCAGGAGGAACACATGGACGCCATTCTCTATCTGGAGAAGATTGCCCAGATGGAGAAAAAGCGTCTCAGCGAAAAGTCCTCCGAATCCGACACCTGGAAAGTTGTCGCATTTTGTCTGTTTACATATATGAGTGTGCTTTTTATGAATTGGATGTTTATGCCGCACCATTTAGTGTGTCTCAATCAAGCGATCCGAATGTAAAATTCCGATCACCCATCGGAGAACTAAACACAAAAAATTGGTGGGGTATGTTATATGAGTCAATTATTTTGTCGGCCCGTGGACATTAATATTTTATTTGATTTGCTGGATAAAATTTGTCTTAAAAAAGAAAAATACTATGTTGTAGATAACAATGCTTTTCGTAAATTGGTATTCCATAAATATCACGAAGCCTTTTTTAATGATATTATCGGATATTATCATATATCCAAGCAGTTTTATGTGACACGCAAACTGACTTACAAGTCGTTCACAAACATTGTGCGACAAATATGTAAAGTGAACAACATTATGTTTACCTCTGAAATTAAATATAGCGATTCGGATTATACGATTGATTATTACATTTTTTTCGAGGAATAGCCCGTAAATTAGACGGTTACTATTCGCGTTAGTGTGACTTCTGCCCAACGTACGGATATGTGGTCATATGGTAGAAATATGACCACATAATTATATTCTATAATATATACACAGAACCGACGGAATACTCATATGTTTCAATCAAAAAATATAATCTATCTAATTTTTGCGGTGGCGCTTATCTTCCTGGCCAACTATGTGGGCACTCATTTCAAACAATATTTTATCGAGGAGAAACGCGATGAGGACGAACTTATTCGTAAATATTTGTTGAACGAGTCGCCGCTCTACGGCTTCAACAAGCCCAAAATATGGATTCACACCAAGTACGAAATCAACGCACGCGAGTGGAAAGATTTTTCCTCGCGTAATACGTACAATTTGAATCAACCCTACATTCACTACACGATTCAGTCTATCATCGATCACAATCAACAGGATTTCTATATTTGTTTGATTGACGACGAATGCTTTAGTCGCCTCATTCCGGACTGGGACGCCAATGTATCTACGATGGCAGAACCCAACAAAACTTATTTTAGAGAACTCGGATTGATGAATTTGTTGAAAATATACGGGGGTATGATCGTGCCTGACTCGTTCTTATGTACGAAACCCCTGTGGAATTTCTACAAGGACGGTATTTCGGCCAAACGACCTTTTGTGTGCGAAAAGACCAATCGCACCTGTAATTTGGCAAAACAGCCCAAAAAGATGTTGTTTGTACCGGACCCCTATTTTTCGGGATGCGAGAAAAATGACGCTACCATCACGGAACTGGGCGATTATATGAAATCCCGGCTGTTGAAACACGATTTTACGGACGAACGCCATTTTCTGGGAGACGTGTCGCAGTGGTGTATCGAGGCGATCGATCAAGGTAAAATGAATTTGATGTTGGGACAACGTATCGGTATCAAGACACAGAAACGCAAGGCCATTTTGACGGAGGAGTTGTTTGAAGAGAAACCCTTGGATTTGGATACCTCCTGCGTGGGCATCTACATCCCCGAAGACGAAATTCTCCGTCGTCATAAATACGAGTGGTTCGCGTATGTATCTACCGAAGATGTGTTGAAAGTGAACGCGATCATCGTCAAATATATGCGGGAGAACCTGAAACGTGTGAATAATATGTATTACAAAAATATCACGCCCATTCAGATGGGACCAGAACTGGCAGACACCCGGCACGTGATCACTCTCTAAATCTAATTGACCATTTCACGCAAAATTTGCGATTTTTGCGTGAAAATTTACTCCGATTTAAGCCTCCGCGGGGCTAATCTTTTGGCTGTCACCGCCACGGCGCTTGGCCGTCTTACGCACGTAGCCGAATTTCCCCTTTTTGGCGAAAAACCCGTATTTCTGTAAACGCTTCTCTTTCTTGGCCGTAAGATGCTTCTTCTTGGACACGATGCGCCCCCACTTGTTCATCACTAAATCTTTCTTGACGAGGTTTCCGGGGGTCTTGTACGCATTTCCGTTCATCACCTGAACACGGGAGCCAAAGAGTTCGGGGAACGTACGCCCCTTAATATGGTATTTACCATCATCATCGCGAACCGGACGCTTCATGGTTGTAAATATATATACCCATGACATTTTATCCTAAATCACGCCTATGAGAACGGAACATAATTGGAGGGGGTCATGCTCCCTCCCGCCCCCACCCCGCCAGAATCATGGACTGGCGTTGCGAATGAGCTGTGAATAACGCATGGCGCGGGAAATAGACGTATTATTGAAAGCGGTGTTGAACTGCATGTTGGTGTTATTTATGTTCTTTTGGGTCAACGTATTAATTCTTGATTGCGCTTTACAATAAGCATTGATGTTGAATTTGCCATTTTGGGTGGACTGTTTTATGGCACAGTAATTGGCCAAACTCATATTTATATTTTGGGCGGGCGTACTCATGGACACAACGCTCGATTAACGCACACTAATATACATTGTCAATACATTATTGACGTGTAATTATCATCCTCCTTAGTAATAATTATACACATTCACCAATGTATTCAAGATGGATTCAATGTTACGCGCGACCTCGCGATTGGTATACATGTCAAACCCGCGGTGCTTCTTATTCTTCTTTTTCGTACAGGTTTGGTTCATGACACTTTTCCCGAAATCGTGACCCGCAATTTCATGTAGTCTGTTGTCATCCTTCAAAAGACAGTCAAATGTGATGCTGTCCGAGTCGGTAGGCAGCGCCTCGTAATTTACCAAACAGACGGACAAATCATAGTAGCGATTGAATATCACGAGAATGAGATCCATCACGCTAGACACATTGTCTACGTAATAAGAATACCGGTGGCTGTATCCCTTGGGCGTGGTGAAACCACCCCGAATACCAAACGCATGGATGTTATGGTCATAAAATACATAAACCCTATTGATCTCGTGACCCGTTTCGTCGGATTCTACCACCTTCAGAACGAGTGAATCTCCAGACATGATGTTATGTTATTGACAAGATAATATCGCCGGTTGTCTTTAAGCGTGTTCGCGAATGTATTTTACGGGGTCACCGTCGCCCTCGCCCCCACCCACCTCCGCTAAAATTGTGTAATTTAGTCGACTATTTTTCACGCAATGCCCCCCGACAAAATTGATTGAAAAGTACCTAAATGTAATATACCGTATCATATCACCGTACGCCGTTCACATCAATCACACAATCCGCCATGTCAGTGTCTACAAATACAGAGCTTGCGGCGCAATACCAACAGAAGACGGATAAGCAGCACATCCTGGACAATCCCGATACGTACATCGGGTCCGTGGAAAATGTGGATGCGAATCTGTGGGTCTTTGAAGAGGGGGAATCTCAGCCGGGTAAAATCGCGCTGAGAACCATCGAATACGTCCCCGGGTTGTACAAACTGTTTGACGAAGGTATTGTGAATTGTCGCGATCACGTGATCCGCATGATTCAGTCTAACAAAATCGACAAAAAACTGGTGACGGCCATCGATATTCAGGTGGGAGAGGACGGCACCATTACGATGACCAACGACGGTAACGGTATTGACGTGGCCAAGCACCCCGAATACGATGTGTGGATCCCCGAAATGATCTTTGGTCAACTTCGTACGTCCACCAACTACAACAAAGACGAAAAACGCATTGTGGGTGGTAAGAACGGTTTCGGGTTCAAGCTCGTTCTCATCTGGTCCACCTACGGCTACGTCGAAACGGTGGATCACACCCGTGGACTTAAATACACCCAGGAATTCAAAGACAATTTGTCGGAAATTTGTCCACCGAAAATCACCAAGGTCGCCAAGACGACGAAACCGTATACCAAGATTGTGTTCAAGCCCGACTACGTGCGGTTCGGTATGCCCGGGGGGTTGACGTCGGACATGATGTCGCTGATGAAGAAGCGCACCTTTGATATTGCGGCCGTGACTGACCACAGTGCGAAGAAAATCAAGGTGACCTACAACCAACTGGTCGTTCCGGCGAAGAATTTCCAACAGTATGTGGATTTCTATATCGGAGTCAAGGATACCGCCAACCCTTCCACCCTCCGGGTGTACGAAGCACCTGAGGACGACGGGCGGTGGGAATACGCGGTGGCACTGTCGCCAACCCACGAATTTATCCAGGTATCCTTTGTCAACGGCATTTGTACCCACAAGGGGGGTAAACACGTGGACTACATTGTGGGGCAAATTACCCGTAAACTGTCGGCCTACATTGAAAAGAAAAAGAAGATTACGGTCAACAGCAACACGATCAAGGAACAGCTGATGTTGTTCCTGCGATGTGATATTGAGAACCCCGCGTTTGACAGCCAGACCAAGGACTACATGAACACTCCCTCGGCCAAGTTCGGATCCAGCTGTACGGTAAGTGACGCGTTTATTGAAAAGTTGGCGAAAATGGGGGTCATGGACATGGCCTGTTCGTTGACCGAGGCCAAGGAAAACCGTCTGGCCAAGAAAACGGACGGAACCAAAACCCGAACCGTGCGCGGTATTGCCAATTTCATCGACGCCAATTGGAGCGGCACCCCGGAACATTCCAAAGATTGCTGTTTGATTCTCTGCGAGGGGCTCAGTGCGCTGTCGGGAATCGTCTCTGGTCTCAGCAGTCAGGACCGCAACACCATCGGCATTTATCCTCTCAAGGGGAAACTGCTGAACATCCGGGGCGAGGCCGCCAAGAAGATCGCGGAAAACAAGGAAATCAGCGACCTCAAGAAGATTCTGGGCTTGGAAACGGGGCGCGAATACAAGACAATTGACGATGTTCATCGCCATCTCCGTTACGGCAAGGTGATGTTTTTGACGGACGCAGATTTGGACGGTAGCCACATCAAAGGTTTGTGTATCAACGTGTTTCACTCGGCCTGGGGGTCGTTGGTGAAGATTCCCGGATTTCTCTCCTTCATGAACACGCCGATTTTGCGCGCAAAAAAGGGTCAACAAACCCTGTTGTTTTACAACGAGGGCGAGTACACCACCTGGAAACAGGGGTTACCGAACGGATCCACGCAGGGATGGACCATCAAATATTTCAAGGGGTTGGGCACGTCGACCGCCGTGGAATTCAAGGAATACTTTGCCAACAAAAAAATCGTGGATTTCGTTCACAACGGCGCGCAGAGTGACGACAGCATTGACAAGGTCTTCAACAAGAAACGTCCGGATGACCGGAAGCATTGGCTCGAGGCCTACAACAAGCACGCTTTCTTAAACACCAGTGTACCTTCGGCCAAGTACGAAGAGTTTATCGACCAGGAAATGATTCACTTCAGTACGTACGATTGTGCGCGTTCGATTCCCAACATGGTGGACGGTCTGAAGACTTCCCTGCGTAAAATCCTCTATTCGGCGTTTAAGCGCAAGCTTACGAGCGAAATCAAGGTGGCTCAATTTTCCGGTTACGTCAGCGAAACTAGCTCGTACCATCACGGCGAGGCGTCTCTCAACGGCGCCATCGTCAACATGGCGCAAAATTTTGTGGGTTCCAACAACATTCCTCTCCTGGAACCGTGTGGTCAATTCGGTACCCGTCTGGCGGGTGGCGATGATTCGGCTTCGGAGAGATACATCTTCACCTATCTGAACCCGCTTACTCGGGCTCTGTTTCCCGAACTGGACGATCCCATCTTGGATTATCTCAATGACGACGGGACGATGGTGGAACCCGAGTTCTACGTGCCCATCCTCCCATTTTGCTTGGTGAACGGCATCTCGGGTATTGGTACGGGGTTCTCGTCCAGTATTCCGGCCTTCCGTCCCAAAACAATTCTACAGTATATTTCAGACAAACTGGAGGGTCGCGAATATGCGGGGGGTGATTTCTTACCCTATTATGAAGGGTTCAAAGGCACGGTTGTTCCAGTCCAGGGTACCACGTCCAAGTTCCTCATCAAGGGAGTGTACCAAAAGATCGCCGAAGACAAAGTCCGCATTACAGAGTTGCCGGTGGGGACCTGGACGATGCCCTACATCACCTTTTTGGAGTCTTTGGTGGACGGAGGGGTCGACAAGACGGGGAAGAAGCTGCCTCCCGTCATTAAAGATTTCACGTCAGTCAGCACGGACACCTTGGTGGACATTACTGTTCAATTCCCCAAGGGCAAGTTGGCAGAATTGGAGCAAAAGGTGGACGAACACGGTATCAACGGAGTGGAGAAACTCCTCAAACTTTCTACGACCGTGAGTACCACCAACATGCATCTGTTTGACGCCAATTGCCGATTACATAAATACGCGGACGTTTATGAAATCATGGAAGCGTTTATCCCGATACGCCTGCGTACCTACCAGAAGCGCAAAGATTATCTGGTGGAAGCGCTTCAGCGTAAACTGACGAAGCTGGCCAACCGGGTTCGGTACATTCAGGAGACGTTGGACGACACCATCGATTTGCGGAAGAAGACGGCGCCACAGGTCACGGATTTGTTGACGACCCGCCGGTTTGTGCCCCTGGAAGGCGACTTCAGCTATTTGATTAAAATGCCGATGAATTCCGTCACGGCGGAGAATGTGGCCAGTCTACAAAAAGATCACCGCGACACGGAGGAGGAACTCCGGGTGCTCCAGGGGACGACGATCCAACAGTTGTGGTTGAAAGAGTTGGGTACTTTCGGCAAGGAGTACGACGCCTACTGTACAAAGCGCGCCGCGATTCAGGCGGGAACACTCCCCACCGCTACCAAGGGGGGTAGCGGTAGCACCTCGGCCAAACCCCGAATCAAGATGGTGAAGAAGACGTAATCCGGAGATCACCGTCCGCTGAATACTTTGATCATACGTGCAGGTGAGTCATGTTGGTCGCGGAAATCGTAACCGGAAGACAAGTACGACTGATACGTTTCCCAGCTCATACCCCAGCGAGGATACTGAGTAATATCACCTAGAATAGAAATATCTTGCCACACCGTGGGTGGATAGTCGTAACAGTATATCAAGGCATGTATTGCCACCAACCCAAACAGACGTTCGATGTTATACCTTTCGTGCCGATTTTTAACGTAATTAATGATATTAAAAAACCCGTATTCGTCGTCCATTTTTTTCAAAAAGTCCCAGGTAACCAGTGCCTGCGAACCAAAACACCCCCGAATGGTGTCTTTTTTATTGTGAAAAGTGTCCGCCAAGGGGTCGTATTGCGTGAAATAATTCAACCCTTCGACCGAATCGTATTCGTGAAACCCCCCGGGAAAATCCCATAAAAATCGGCAGGGTTCCGTAAAGGCATCAAAATCGATCTTGGCGTGGAAAAAACACGAATCGTGGAATATCAACGCGCGTTCGAAAAGACGGCGGGTATAAAGATAGTAGAAGCCCAAAATCTCGCCTTTACCGGGGAATTCGGAGGGGATCACGGTACAACCGAGTGCGGTCTCGGCCGCACTGTCTAAAAATTCCGGGTTGCTGTTGTCATCGATAATCACAATCGGATCCGAATAAAACTGGCGTATTCGGGCCACATTGTGTTGCCAATATTGATTGGTCACCGCAGAATTCACGTGTCGTACAATAACGAAACCAAATGGGTGAGTCATAACCTCTGAAACGATTTAGAACCAACCGTAAATACACAAAATACACAATTAATATAGTGTATCAACCAAATGTATTTCTATATACATTTGGTGGGGGAAATATACACAATAAAAAGGCGCTGCGTCTTTCGGGAATCGGACCCGAGCCTCAACCTTGGAAGGGTTGCATTCTACCACTGAACTAAAAACGCGAAAGAGGGAGGCACACCCCCTCCCCCTTTATTCTTAGGTGGCGCGTCTTTATGTTCATTTTCCACAATATACTTTATTTACAGTTGCCGTTGAAGTTGCTGATACCGTCCCATAGAATACCGTGACTGTTGGCCCACGTGGATTTAGCACACGTGACACTTTTGGCCCCGTTGTTGGCCCACCCGCTATCATTGAAATTGATGTAGGTGTTGGTTGAATCTAATCCGTAAGTGGCGTTTGTACCGGTTTTCGCAAACTTTCCGTCGCCGGTATTGACCCCGAAGGTCCCCGCGGTCGTGCCCTGAGGTATAAAACAATTACCGGAATTGTCCGTGGCCCAATAGTTCGGGCAAGCATTGGTGTAGGGGGGGAACGTCGTGTTCGAGCTGTTTTGGGTAAGCATCACCCCGACAACAATAAACATAATTATCAAGGCAACAATCGCCAAGGTAATAACGATGGATTGAAATCTGTCCATGGTTTTTAACCCGATATATTATATATTATACTACTATACTATACTACTATATATAATAAAATAACCATGTTTTCCACCTTTGCGAATTCATTGTATGGTGTGAATCCGGACAATCAAAAAAACGCCCCGTTGAATTCCTTAAATACCGCCTACAGTGAGAACAAAATCATAGATTTAGAAAAATACAATGGCCGCGTCAACATTGTGGAGCCTCCGTCTAAACACCTGTTATTTCGCATGGCCGAAAAAATCGACCTAAAAAATAAACCGACGGATTACCGGGATGCGCTGACCGGCACTTGGGAACACAATTTGTTGGAGCAAGTGTTTTTCTCCGCGGAGAACATCCAAATCATTCAGAATGCGATCAAGGCCAATGTATACAAACTCTCGAACAACCGCTACATTCTTCCGAACCAGAGCATCGAGAACCTTAAAATCATCATGCGCGGCATGTATCTACAGTACGCGGAACATTACAAAGACAATATCAAGGGCCAGGTGGAACGTTTAAACAAACTGGTACTCGATTATGCGGTTCCCAACATCTACAACGAGGCGGTCAGCTACGAGAAGTACTGTCGCGACGCCAGCACCTTGGTGACCCCGCTTGCCCTACCCCTACAGCACAACCGCGATTATCGCCAGTTGGAGCTGAAACCGTGGGTGTGATTGTACCCGCAGGGGGGAGGGGGCGTACGACCGCGCAAAGTCGGCTAAAATGGGACAAAATCGCTCTGTTTATTTACACAAACTATGTTACAATAGTTGTAATGGTCGCGGAAATCCGTGATTAATTCGGTGCCGTAATTCGTTAAATATGAAAATTTATGAAATCCGTGTTGTTCCAAGAAATTGATTACATCGAATAATCTGGTGTTGTTATCTAAAAATGTCCCACCGTATTCAAACTGAATTATTTTAATGTGTTGTAAAAAATCCCCGAAACCCTGTAAAACTTTCAGTTCGTATCCTTCTGTGTCTATTTTGAGAAAATCCACCGTTGTAATATTGTTGGCCACCACATAATCTTTACCCTTGTTAATTTTTAACCGTATCTTATTTGCATCGTCACTTTCATGGCAACTGATTATTCTGTTGAAAAAGGATTGATATCGTGGATAATAATATAGTTCTTGTTCTTCATCACCTAAACCAAAATTATTGTAATACGAACATTTATTCGCGGTTGTTTGTTTTTTTAGTTGTTGGATATGTTCATCTACCGGGTCAAAATAATGAACCGTCCCTGGAAACGAAGTATACTCGCTGTCTGAGCGACACCCCACGTCAAAAATCACATTTATGCTGTCTTTAATGTCCGCATAAAACTTTGCTTCTCCGTTCGTTTTTGAATCACCGTTACAAAACATTGTTTACCGCCTGGGACAATTTCGGGTAACAACTCTATATTGTTTTTTTGTGTAAATTATTACACGTATTTGTATAGCGAAAGCCAGCCGTCTTCCAAATATTGATAATAATATGAAACTGCACCGGTTTCATATTATATTACACCGCGTGTTTACATGCGCATGGTGCGCCGGCGACGTTTGGAACCCATGTGGTAACGGTGGGATTTCGAATAGCACTTCTTGTTGGCACATTTGCGGGTGCCTTTCTGGCACTTCTTCGCGACGGCGTCCGATTTTTTGACGCACTGTCCGCTAAAACACTTCCGGGATCCTTTGGGGCAACGGGCGGGGTTCATAATTCACAAAAATTCGTATATATTTACCCTATATTTTATGGTTTGCGGGAAGTGGGAGTGGGGGATGGACGGGCACATCACACCCCACGGAACCGTTCCACGCTGGGCGCATCACCGTAAGTGTATTCCAACTGCGTAAGACCCGCCGCCCGTTGGAACAACGTATTGTTCTCCATTTCCATGATTTCGTACTTTAATCGCCGAAGGTTCTCCATTTCGGGCAACAAATCGTTCACATAAATTTCCATGGTGGTGCGTAAAATTCCGGTGACCCCCCCGTAAGTGGCATGTTGGTGTTCTTGCGACCGTTCCGACGTCTTGTACTCCTGTAGCATGGATTTGATCCGCGCCAACAGGGTGTAAATTTTCTCCTGCTTTTTCGCGATCAATTCCTGCTTGTGCTTATCGTGATAAATTTCGTCGTTGCGTTTAAGTAATTCCCCGTACAGAGCACTCGTGTCGTTGTAGGTATCCAGGATTTTTTTGAATTCTTTGACCGAAGTTTCTTCACTCACATAATTGAATAACGAATCCAGCTTCTTACGAATAATGGCGGTTTTCTCTGTTTCCAGTTGTTCTTTAAACAAATACAGAAAATAGTCGTTGTAAGAAAAATTACCGCGAAACAGTTTGATGTTGAATTCGCACGGATGGGAATCGTCCCCGCACCGCGCAAAATAACCCTCGGTGTTGGTGAAAAACGACATGCCAACCGTGCGTTTACACTTCAAACACCGCCCCTGAATGCGTTGAGCCCGAACCATGGCCGCCCGTTTACCCCCCGCTTTTTTGAAAGCTTCGCGACGGCGTTTTAATAAATCCGCCTCGTACTGGCTCTTGTACTTGAAATACACGTTCAATGCGTCCACATATTTTATTTTTCGCTGCTGGACGTGTTTTTTTTCGGCAATATCGCGACCCTGGCGCAGAGTATCCTCGTATTCCCACTCCTCATAATCATAAATATTGGTTTCCATGGTCAACGGATTGTTTTCGGCCACATATTCGTGTATGTTCTCGGGTAAGTTGTTGACCACCAACAGGGGATTATTCGACACGTTCACCACTTTCAAATGGGGTAACCCGCTGAAATCCAGACGTTGTAATTTGTTCTCGTTACAGTACAATTTCGTCAAATTTTCGGGTAATTTCGTGAGGTTCTCCAGACGGTTGTTGGCACAGTGTAATTCCTCCAAATAGGGGGTTTTAGACAGGTCCAACGACGTCAAATAGTTGCGGTCAATGTCTAAATACAGGAGAGAACCCGGCAACCCCTCCAAGTTCGTCAACAAATTACGAGAACAAGTCAATTTAGAAACGGTGGGGGGGACATTGCGCAGGTGGGTTATTTTTCCGGGTCCGAACAACAGTGTTCGCAGCCGGGGAAATTTGCTCTCGAGTACCGTCAAATCGAGATCGCCCGACAATTCTTGTTGTAAATTTAGATCCACAATGTCGGGTTTCAACGATTGAATGATGTTTTCGAGTTGAACTTGGGCGGTGTTGGCCTCCCTCAGCACCGTCTCGCGTTCTTCTTGGATGATATCCGACATCTGATTGGAGAACCTGTAATGTAAATATAGCAATGAGCTCCTATTATACTATTCTTATAATTTTTTGTGAAAAGTCGCATGGCGCAATCCGCATAAATCACACCCCGACATTGGGATCATACGTAAACGGTAAATCGGTGATCATGGATGTTTCTTGACGCCGCCGTTTTTCGTAATTTTGATACTCTCGAATTTTAGATAAAACGTAGTTTTGTTCCACCAACTGTTGTTGTTCCTTGATGTATTCGGGGACGTCTTTAGATCGCCGTCTAAAGTATAATACTGAGCCCACCAGGAGAACAAATGCCAAAAAAATTCCCAGGTTGAATGTCCACACGTACAATGTGGTCTTGTTTTGGTGACAACGACGCAGGGTTTCCTGTAAATAGCCTCGTAAATTGGCGTCAATCAGTCGGGGAAAATGGTCCATCTCGGGGGTTTGGCTTTAATTCGAATCTATATGGTATATGGTATATTTCTTCTTTTTGTCGATATAATTTCCCCGCGGTTCTCGACGGGTTGACTATTTTTCAGTATATAGTATAAGTTGGTGAGAAAGGATGAGTGTTTTTTATGACATGCCCAATCCTTTTGACTTGTTTACTAAAAAGGAAAAGGAGAACATTGACCACCATAACCCTACCCAAGAAGGCATGACCGGAACGGTGAGTAATAATACCCTGGCCGGATCGCCTGACCAGAATATTTCTCTGGCCGGTGTTCTCGTGGCAGCTTTTTTCATTTTGGTGATTTTTATGGGACTCATTTATTATTTCAATTCGAGTTTTGCCATGTTGAGCAGCCTACTCACCCAGGTAACACCGGGGGTATATTACCGCGAAACCGAATTTAACCGGAGATTTGGTGGCAAATTCGCTTCCAATTACTTTGTCATCTTTATCATTTTGTGGCTCGCCGTATTCGGTATCAATATACTGGTCTTGTACACCGGTTTAGGATACACAGACTACGGCACGATTTGCTACGTTACTACGCTGTATTTTTTCGGAATTGTCGGAAGTACGATGGCCATGATCAACAATATCCCCAGTTTGGTGGAAGTGTTTGAAAACACCATCGGGTATTCGGTGTTGTCCTGGTTCTCCAATACCAAGGATCTTTCCCGGATATTCAAAAATAAAATGTATTCGTCGGATATTTCGATGAACAATCTCGGCATAACTGTCAACAATGATTTCTTGCTTACGACGTTCAACTTGCCCAATTTTCACGATCATTTTGATGCGCTCACCGGGGACAACTCGGACTTGGGTTTCAAAATTGAGGTCCAGGATGTCTACGACGGTGAGGACATTACAGATAAAGATAAATTGATCCAAGCCCGGGGAGATTTATTGGAAGTGGTTCTCCAAAAATACACGGTGGGACATTTTATGTGGATACTGTTGGCGTCCTATTCCAGCATGTTGATGACACTAAATTCTATTACCACCTGAGTACCAAAATATTGGCAGTGAATATCCCCAATATTTTGCTGTTTCGGATCATCGCGTCACAATTCAGTAATAAGCGATGACAAATAACACGGCCAAATAACAGAGAACGGCTAAAAGAATCGCCGCGACCCAGATGGGCACCACCGTTTTGTGGGCGTATCCTACTCCAAACGGACGGAACCCGCCGTCGGAATTATAGATCAACGAGGGTTTTGTCCAGTGAATTATACTTAGGAGAATGACAAATAATACGATGGCAATGTTGACTCGGTGTATTTGTATCAAGCGTTTTGTTAGCATTCCTCCTATACTACTGTATAATTACAAAAAAATTATTCGTTGGTATCGTCGGGATCGCGGTCTTCGGCGTAGTACACACCGTCCCCGTAATCTTCCCCAAACTCCGTAATGTCTTGTCCTTCCCCGTCGTATTCCTCCGCCACGGCCCGCGCTTCCTCGGCTTCCAGCGCGTCCACGTCGACGGCCTCCATGTCTCCCAAAAACACGTTGGCATCCATTTCTGTGCGTTCGCGAATGTAGGTGTCCTTGTCGTAATGTACGAGTCCGCGTTGAATACCCGCATTCCAACGACCCATTTTGTACTGTTTGAATTGATCCTCGATCTTGCGCTCGTCTTCTTGGAGTGACCCCAGATAGTCGGTGATGCGTTTCTTCTCCTGTTTTTTGGAGAACCCGATTTTTTTGGCAATGGTTTCGTAGGGAAGAAACACGGCCTGGTTTTCGTTTTCAATGTGTACAAATGCCAAGATGAGATTTGCCACCCTGGTTTTGAGTTCACTCGGCTGTATCACCCGAATCTGGGCCTCTTCCAGGTACTCTTGGGCTTCTTCGGTGGCTTCGTCCGATGTGAATACCACCGCCTCGTCGGAAGCGGCGGCATCACTTTGGTCGCGGGCGGCGTTCCGATGATTTCTCTTCTTGGCGATGCTCTCGGTCTGAAGGGTTTCGGGACTCTCGGACGCCACAATGTATTCGTAAAGCGTGGAATAGAGCAAATATATGAACATGAGATATGTGGCTTCGGCATCAAAGAGCGCGTGGAACATGCGCTCCCCCTTGTTGAGCGGAGAATACACCGGAAGTTCGTGTACCAGATAATAAATGTCTCGGAGTCGATTGATAACGGTGCGCAACACTTCGGTCAAAACGGCGTCCCCGAAAAAGGGGGTTAGATGCGACCAGTAACGCGACAAAACGCCCTCCAGATCACGCACATGGACGGAAGCCAGGTCCCAGTGATACGGGATATGATCGTAGGTTTTTTCGTGTAAGATCATTTCGGGAAACAGGCGGGACATACTGTAAATCATGTTTTTCACGTTTTGTGTGGTTTTGTAGAGAAAATCCTTGTGGTTGAGGGTAGTACTGGACTCGACTCCCCCGGGGGACATTAACCAGTCTTGAAATGCGTTGAATTTGCCGTCTTCCAAATTTCCGTACTTGTCCATGAAATCGACGATGGCGTAATACATGCGTTCGTTCGTTTTGGCCAGGTAGTTTTTCAGGGTATCGAGCTCGGGACGCGGTTCTTCCACCATTTTCAGAGGATGATAGTGATCAATGACTGCCAGTAAATGACGCCGGAACGCATCTTCCACGACGGGTGAATCGGTCTGAACAAAAGATTCCAGTAAATCACGCACGGCGTCGACCTGAAGAAATGTTTTCGCCGGGTCCAGAGGAATAAGATGGCGGTTACGCACCATGGTCATCAATTGTTCCAGATTTTCGGGAGAGTACTGTTTTCCGTTCATTTTCATGAATTCGATTTTATCGGTCATAGACCATTCGCGTTTGTATCCCGACAGTGTGCTCGGTTTTTCCGCGCAAATTGCCAAAAATGGCTCGGGAATGGGCGTGTCGGTGTCAAAATGGCAATAATGAAAAAACGCTCCGTAAATGTTTTCCACCAACGTGACGTCGTTGATCACGGGGTATTTTAATCCCGTAAACCCCGGGTGAAAAAGAGTGGCCGGTCGACCCAACAAATAATCGGTGTCTTCTACGACGCCCGACAAATACTGGGCCATTTCGAGGTACTTGGCAATGGCCGGGTTTTCGCGTACAAAATACGCCAGCGGTTCGACCATTTCACCGTCGTGACAACACGCGTTTTCCAAAAAGGGGATTTTACTGGAAGTTTTCAAGAGCGCATCTTTACTCTTGACAATGTTATTGATGGCTTCAATGACCGCATATCCACACTGAACCGTGCGTGCTTTCATCATGGACAAATGGTTGCGCTGTTGGGCATGACCGTCGCGAATCAGATCCATCATTTCACGTTCAAATTCACGAGAAACCGGACGCAACGTGGCGGTCACCGAAAATGGTATCAGCGGAGGTAAAAAACGCGCCCAGCGATCCAAACTGTGTTCTCGCGGAATAATTTCGTCGTGGTGAAGCAACATGTATTCGCGCTTACGGTTGTACAGTTGCTCAATGTCTGGGCGGTCAGGGAGGACAATTTTTTCCAGAGTTTCGCGTATCTTGGCGGTGTATGTTTCCAAATCCAGGCGCTCAATCGCGTTCCAAGGTGCCACCGTACTCTTCAGTTTGAACATGACACAGGCAATGTATTGAATACCCGACATGTCCTCCACCCCTCCGTCCAAGGGGTAGCCCCGGAAAGATCGTACGCATCCGGGGAACGTCTTTTTGACCCGGAACGAAGGTATGCTTGTCTGAATCGCAATCAGGAGAACCGCGGCCAGAATCCAAAACATGAACCGCGCAACATAAATGTCGTAGGGAATGGGACGCACCCCCTTTTTCTTCTCGAGCGCCTGCGCCTTTTTTTCGTAGACTTCGGCAGACTGTACGTGTTTTTCCATCAGCTCGTTGGTCACCAACATCACAAATTCTTGAACGGATTCCACGGGAATACCAATGTTTTGACAGATGGCCTGGCAAATATTGTAAATGCGCTGGTTGGCTTCATTTTCAAAGATGACGGTTTTATTCTCCGTACTCGTTAAAATTTTACCCAGACGGGTTTCGAGCTCATCTTCCAGAATGTCGTGTGTCAATACCCGCATGCCTTCTTCCGTGAATTCGTCTTCTACCACAAAATCGATTTTACGCAACACATATCCGCTGTATTTGTCCACGATGGAATCCCCGTCGTCGCTAAGAATTCCGACTTCGCGACAGATTTCCGCCAATTTTTGGGCATAATTGCCTCCCGTACAAAACACCAGCGCCAATTTGTAGAGGCTCTGGGGAAACAGGGGAGTATTTGTGTCTCGGCAGTATAACCACGCGGGGCTCTCGGCGAGTTCGTCGATCAGCGGTTCACGGCAAAACGTCTCTACAAAACGGAGAATATCTGCCTGGGTTTTTTGGAAATCGTTTTGGCCCAAAATTTGGTCACGTAACCGTGTATGGGCACTTTCGACGCGTTCTTCGTTTACCGCCAATTTACCCAAATCATAGGCATAATTGTTGAATTTTTCCAATTTCACCTGGTTGAGACGGCGTTCACGTAGTATGCGTTTGAAATCCGTCTCCAACCGCCGCTTGATGTTTTGTGCCATTTCTTCCAGGGAGCCGGCCATGCGCTGCGAAAACTCGGACTTCATACGGAGTTTGTTCAATTCCCGGATGCGACGTTGCGATACTTCTTCGGATTCACAGGTACCATTTTTTTGATTTTGGAAACATTTTTCGTCGATATTACAGAAGAGGGTAGAGGTATCTAAAAATGCTTCTTCGTGAATACTGGTGTCGTGAACCCACTGATTTTTCACCCGTCGAAAATACTGGATTTTAGTTAGAGGGGCGGGTGCCCCCCCACTGCTGCTACTGCGAGACGCAAACGTAAAGGGTGGGGAATCGGAGGGTGACACTGGACTTCCTTCGGGGGTGGCCGCGGTATCACGGGCTTTCAAATCAATAGTGACCATCGCATATACTCCGTCCTCTATCCGGCGCTTCCCTTCAATAATGGCCCGAGCCATGACATCAGATTCCGCCTGAGAAACTCCGTGTTTGTGAACCAAATTCATTTTTAAAAATTCCCGAAACTCGTCCGGACCCATGGCTTTACGTTGAGCTAGGTACGTCTTATTGAGATAGTCGTACGAAGAGTACCATGTGTCCAAATCCGGGTCGTAAAACACGTCGTCTTTACCGTTATCCGCGCGCAATTCGCCGATGTTTTTGTATTTTTTGGCCAGATAACGACGTACACAGTCCTGCGCCCGGATTTTGGCGGTCTCGGTCAGATCGTCCAATTTGGCGGGTTCAAAGGATTCCAATATATTTTCCGGCGTGGACAGGGTTTTGATCATCATGGTCGCAATCAGATCGCAAAACAACACCGCACCGTCCAGGGAAATGACTTTGGCCAGCAGTTCCGAAGGCGAGGATGTTTTCCCCTGGTGATCCTCGCCGTCGGAGAGTTTGTATCCGGACTCGAACATACGCAACAAATCACTGTTATCAAACAACACGCGGTGTATGCGGTTGATTTCGCGGTTGATCCGAGGCAAATGATTCCGCCATTTCTTGTAAATTTCCGCCTTTTTGGCAAAGTGTTCGCGGAGATCAATGAGGCGATGTTTCACATAATAACGTATTTCGTCATATTGCTTGTAGGTAATGTCTTCCGGATAAATGAGAAAGGGTTCGAGCTCTTTCACGATATCTACGAGGGTCAACTTGTCCTGAATGTATTTGCGGATCAATTTGAAAATGACGCGGGTTTTGGGGATGACCGCGGCTAGGAATTTTTCGAACCGTGCGGGCGAAGGGACGGACCCTATCCCCGCCTCGTCATTTTCCAACAAGAATTCCTTGAAATTGGCCAAAAACGTGGGGCGGGAGTCGTCGGCGTTACCGTCTTCATTGTAGGCGACTTCCTTGTCCAAATTGTCGACCACATACGTACCAATTTGGGTTTTGGAGCGCAACAGGCGAAAAAGCGAGAGATAGTTCTGATGAAGGTTGGTCTTTTGGAAAAGAGGGGTACTGGGTAGGCGAATATGGGAAAACTTGACGACGGGTTCGGGCAACATGAGGAGAGAACCCACCGACATGGCGTCGTTGGGGGTCATATTTTCACGTACATACACAGTTTTTCCCGAACGCATCACTACCTTGTTTTTCTTGGTCATTCCCAGTTGGTACCGCTGAATGACGAAACGACGCCGATCCAGGGCATCGTTCCCACTCTTTTTACCGGTGGCCGAATTCACTGTACTGTAAAAATTGTCGAAATTTTGTACAATAGCGTCCATGTTCTCCAACACCGTTTGGGATTGGACAAACCTGGACCCCACCTCGCCGTCTTCTTCGGGAATAAACGAGGTGTTGATCTCATTTAACTTGGAAAACAGGTATTCATATTTATTGACGCCGTTGGGCAACGTATTTTTTTGATATTCTTTGAACAATTTGCGCTGTTGGTCGCTTTCTTGGTTTAACACCGAGAAAACCACATCGGTGGTGGCCGCGGCTTCCTCGTCGTCGTCGCCAGACGCCACCGGTTTACCCTCGGAACGGTACATCATACGACGCTGAGCAACCACCGGCAAGATCCAGGGCAAGGCAACATTGAGTTTCCGAATGCGATCCACTAAAGGTTTGTGTAGAGCCCCCAGTTGCTGGAACCCCACCACGTTGCCGTTTTCGTCAAATGTGGAGAACGCGGCCCGTAATTGTTTGAACCGTTCGATTAAGGCGTGGATACGGTCCAATATTTCCTTGGTTCTCCGGCTATTGGGAATGGTCGAAAGCAGTTCGTCCATGAGGTCGTTCGCCTGGGTTTCCACCCCGTACCGGCGCTGGTTTTCCGGCAACTCCACCACTTGGTGGGCATCTTCCAACTCTTCTCCAAAAATCAGTTCGTCGGCCGCCAAATACAGCGAATTCAGCACGTCGAACATGTTTTTTTCGGGGAGGTCGGCGGCGTCCGGGCGGATGGTGACTTCCGTCTGAGGGGCATAATCTTCGGAATTCGCG